GGCCCTGCCCTCCGGTCCAGGCTCCCCGGAGGGGCTTTTTTTATCTGCGCTCATGCGGTATATCTGACGTATGCAAATGGATACAGAGTGCGCTGAGCACCTCGATGACGGCGAGCGTCTGATCTCCAAACTCCGCATGTCCAACGCGCGAGCGATGCACCTTGAGTTTATCAAACGCTGCTGGCTCAAAACCGACGAACCTTTCATCGAGGGTTTTCACACGCGTCGCATCTGCGACGCGATCGATCTCGCGTTCGACAAGTTCCGCGCGGGGCAATCAACCTTCCTCCTTATCGCAGTACATCATCGTTCCGGCAAATCCGATATCGTCTCACGGTTTCTTGGGCCGCACTTCTTGGGCGAGTTTCCGAGCAAGGAAGTTATCCTCGCATCCTACAACAAAGACGTTGCCGAGGGCTTCAGCGATGACGCCCGTAACTTGGTAAAATCGGACTACTACTCTAGAATGTATCCTAATGTGCACATATCCCCGTCATCGGACAGCAAAAGCGCGTGGGCGCTCGTCGATAACAACCGGCGCAAGACCGGCGGATGGTTCAGGGCGTCTGGGTTGACCGCAGGGCTCAACTCAAAAGGATACCATCTCGGAATCCTTGACGATTACTGCGCTGGTCGTGCGGATGCGGAATCGCTCGCATACCGCAACGCAACGTGGGGAGCGTTCACCAATGATTTCATGACGCGCCGGGCTCCGGTGTCGATCACGATCGTGCTTGCGACGCAATGGCACGTGGACGATATCAACGGGCGTATACGCGCCGCGATGAAGGATGACCCGAACTTCCCGCAGTTCGAGATACTGTCGTTCCCCGCGAGGGCGAGTGACTGGAAAGAGCAACATCCGGATGACGAGCAGTATAAAGGCGAGTATTTGTTTGAGGAGCGACTCGGCAAGCGATGGTACGAGGAGCAGTACGCGACGTTGGGTAAGTATTCAGCGTCCGCGCTTATGGATTGCAACCCGCTTCCGAGAACAGGCGGCCGGTTCGATATCTCGACGATCGATTACTATGAGGTGACGCCGGATATCCGAGGGATGCAGTGGGCGAGGATGTGGGATCTGGCGCATACGGCGAAACAGCGCGCGGGCGACGATCCCGACTGGACAAGTGGAACGAAAATCGCGTTCGAACGTAGAGCGGGCGACCCCGTGCCGCACATGTATATCGATGACGTGCAGCGGACGCGGGAGGGCGCGCTTAAGCGGGACGCGATGATACAGACGACGGCGATGATCGACGGGCCGTATGTCCGGCAGGCGGTAGCGAGTTCGCTGGATTCTAAGGATGCGTACATGTACCTCATGAGCGCGCTTCCGTCATTGGCATGGATGCCGGTTCAGGAGCATGGCGACAAGGGTGCGAGGGCGACGCCGCTCGAACCGATATTCAGCGCACCTGGGCACGTGCACGCCAAACGGGGAGCGTGGAACGACGCATGGATAGATGAGCTTCTGCGGTTCGACGGGACGGGGAAACAGCATGATGACCAAGTAGATAATATGAGCGACGGGTACGCGTTACTCATGGGATCGGGAAGAGTGTTCGACCAGGCGCAGCGGGACGCGATGCGGGCGAGACGGGTGGCGAACGGACAAATACGCGGATGATGGATATGGAGGCCATATATGGCAAGAGGTGTGTTTTCGTGGTTTGGCGGGCATAAGGAAGTGCATGCGGTGACGAAACAGCCGAGGCGACAGCCGAGTCCGCATGACATATCGGAGGAGATGACCTGCAACTCGGAACTGACGAAAGGGTTGTACCATAATACCTATGCGGGACTGAAGCTTGCGGGGGCACTCGCGTATGCGCCGATCGCGCACCCAGTCATGTTCATGGGACTGCCGACGCCGAAGGCGGATAATAAGAAGACGCAGGAGACGCTGGACGCGATCGTAAAGAGCATGGCACGACGAATGACCGCGCTCCATATCATGGTGCCACGGGATGGCACCGTATGGATATGGCCGAAGTATGACCGGAAGGGTGGCCGGCTCATATGGGAGTTCATACCGGACGACACGATCACCGCGATTGTGAAATCTCCAGATACACAAGAAGTGGTGGCGATATATACGGATGAAGAGTTCAAGATAGCGACGAGTGATACACAGATGACGTTCGCAAGAAGGAAGCGGAAATTCACGGCACAGCAGATCGAGGTAAAATGGGAGAGCGCTGGAGAGCTTGCGGCGTCGCTCATGGACAAGACGATACGGAACGTGCTCGGCATATTGCCGATATCGTTTGCGAATATGGCCGAACCGGACAACCAGCGCGGCATAAGCGACTATGAACGGATGCTGCCGGATTTGAAAAACTATCACGATATCGACCTGGCTCGTTCGGAGATACTCACGAAGTTCAAGCCTAAGATGATCCAGGAAGTGAATGATCTCGGCAAGTGGCTCGATAATAACGGATATAACGACATCGGAGAAATAGACCCATGGAGCATAGACTTCGTGGTCAATATCAAGGATTTGGAAGATACGAAGTTTGAGACGGCGAAGAACGCGACGGATGCGTATGAAGCGGCCATGAAGACGACCTATTGGAAGATCGTCGAGTGCGGTACCGTGCCGGAGATATTCTGGGGACTTCAGGCGTCGGGTAACGAAGCGAGCGTCGATGACCAGCGACAGAGCATGATACGGTTCGTCGATATAAAGCGGACGCAGATCACGCCGTCCTACGAACGACTGTTCAGGGCGTCGCTCGAACTGCTGGGCATAAGCGGTACGGGTACGAGAGGCGCGTTCGAGATGGGATGGAATAGACTGGACGGCATAAGCGAAAAGGTGAAATCGGAAATATTCAAGAATTTCGCATCGGGGCTGGCGGTCGTGGCCGGGAAAGAACTGATGACCAAGAAACAGATATGGAATTTGTGGAAAACGAATTATCCCGAAGCGACGGAAGCGACATTCGAGGAGTTCATGACTGATATGCAGCCCGCGACGAAAGAGGAGACGCCACCGGACGGCAGCGCGGCGGATGACGTAAATGGTACAACAAGTACTTGACAACTGCGTAGTATGTGTGTAGTATGGAGTGGAAGGGGAAGAGTGATGATATATGACGCGACACGTATGGAACCGCCTATCGCACCGTGCGACAAAAATAATCCGGGGCCACTCTGGAACAGATTGACTTGCGATAGAGGTGGAACGACAGGAATATCGCATCTGTGCGCTGAATATTATTATACTGGAAAAGACGGAATATTAAATGGGCCATTCACCGCAAGCGAATTGTGCGATAAGCTTGGGATAAGCACATTATGGTATCTTGCGAAAGCCATGAAACACAACGGAGAAATGCGGATTCGTGGTAAAACGTACCATATTTCAAGGAAGATAATGGAGCGGTCTGTATGAACGAAAATGTCGATATATTGCGTGAAATCATTGTAAAAGAGGAGAAAATGCTCGATATTTTATTAAACGCCATAGAAAATGAGCCTGAAAGGAAGGAACATGAGACCATTGACACCGATTCAGAATGACATATTTGTGTATCTAAAATCATACATCATGGAGAAAGGATATTCACCGTCATCTCAGGATGTGGGAGATCACTTCAAGATGTCGAGGAAGGGAGCATATTGTCATTTAAGAGCACTCTGTAAGAAGGGATATATTTCGATGTCCCCGGGCGTGGCGAGAAGTATTGTGATTGAAAAGAATAGTTAAGGGGTTATAGCGCAATGGTAGAGCGTTGGCATTGCAAGCCAAAGGTTATGGGTTCAAATCCCATTAACTCCAGCGAACCGGAGGCCAGCACAGGATGCTAAACCTGTGGGCCGGTTTGGCCCGCAAGACGTTGAGTGGTAGCGCGCAAAACTGGGCGGTCGGGTTTCTCTGGCCATTTTAGGGTGTAGGCAAGTGGTAAGCCGCCAGATTTTGGTTCTGGTTATCGCTGGTTCGAATCCAGCCGCCCTAGTATGAGCAGAAAATCAGTCCCCGTCATGGTTGACGGCACACGGTATGACTCGATACTCAAGGCAGCAGAAGCATATGGTGTGCATAATAAAAATGGATATGTCCTGTTTTACTATCATCTGAAACATGGAAAACCATGGCAAGGACATGAAATTTCGTTCGTTTCGCAATCGTTCAGATCAGTTCATATGGGAGAACCTTTGCTGAAAGGGCCTTGTGTTCACAGACTTGGAGTTTATCGAGGTTGAGATGCAGATAGAGCACATAGGCGATGCGACGTTATATTGCGGGGATTGCATGGAAATCCTGTCGACGCTTGGGAAGGTAGATGCGGTTGTTACAGACCCGCCATATGGGATATTTGCTTGTGGCGGCAAATGGGGACATAAATCTGATTTGCAATGGGATAAAAAAAGACCTGATATTACAAAAATATTATCGTTTGGGAATAAAATAATAATATGGGGTGGAAATTATTTTAGTCTTCCTGTATCTCGTGGTTGGTTAGTCTGGTATAAAAGAGATAGCGCCCCATCTATAGCAGATGTCGAATTGGCGTGGACTAATATAGACATGAATTCGAGATTGATAGATTGTACTATTGCCTCTACCAACGCAGAGAGAATCGGTCATCCAACTCAAAAACCATTAAAAGTTATGCAATGGTGTCTCTTTTTCATTCCCGACGCTCAAACTATTCTCGACCCCTTTATGGGTTCCGGCACGACCGGTGTCGCCTGTGCAAATCTCGGCCGCAAGTTTATAGGCATAGAAATTGAGCCGAAATATTTTGACATAGCCTGCGAAAGAATACGGCTTGCCTATGCCCAGCCCAAGCTCTTTGACGACAAGGAAATCGAAGCGCGACAAGGGAAACTGATGTTATAAAAAATAATACATAGTCCACTTGATTTTCTAAAATCACAGTAGTATATGTCAAAATATGCCTACTCAGAGGAAGTTCAATCTTCGGCGCTCGGATGACTCCGTACTTACCATAGACCCCGCGACTATCCCAACACTTGTCCCATCGAACGTTCTCACCGAATTTCAGGCTGGAGATTCAAATCCTTACTATAAAATAGAAAAAATAGAATATCCCACTTATGCGAACGGCTATACCTATATCGAGTCATTCTGGGATTCCTATATCAATAAACTCAATCGCGCTCCTATCCCAGGCTCGAAAGACGGACATGAAACACGATGGGGCGCCCGTGGCCCAACTGATTTTATAAATGTCGGCGGTCGAGTTGACAAGAATGGTGACGGAACTGGAACCGTTTGGCTTAAAATATATGTTCCTCCTAAAGGTGCTAATACCGACAATACCATGTTCATCAAGGAATGCAAGGCCAATATGGTCGATTTTTCAATCGTATCGGCCACCCGCGATGAGATGCAAACGCTTCCCGATGGTACGCATCAGTGGTATTGCGTGGAATCCATGGGAGGCGAACGAAACGATGCCGTCGATTATGGGACGGGGGCTATGGACATGAAGACAAATGCCGAAGGGCAGATTTTGAATAAGACGTGCGTATCCTATGTACGGTCTCTCATTGCCGCCGGGAAGATTGACAATTCCTCTCCCTGGTCATTCACCAGCTCTGACGAAAACAAACTGCTCGGAACCAATGGAGACGACTGGAAAGCATACGCAAAAGTTCATATGGTCGAAGATCAAAGCGCCACCGAAGATACGAAAGCTCGGTGGAAGTATCCTGTTGTGAAAAACGAAATGGTCTATCGTTCCGGCCTGCGTGCGGTAGCGTCGCGGGCAAGTGCGCAAGGCCTTGAAGATGTTTCCAACACGGCAAGCGATCTCATAAAAGAGATCGATTCCAAGAAAAAGAAAAAGGGAAATACTATGGATGGAGACGAAACCATTGTAACGAAGGAAGCGATACTCGGCGCGCTCCCTGCGATGAAGCAGAACGCGCTCATTACGCTCCCTGAAATAGCGAAGGCGATGGGGCTTGAGTCACAACTCAAGACTGACGCTGATGTCGCCGCGCTCACGAAACTCAACGCCATCGAGAAAATTGTCGGCGTCGAGAATACACTTGCGGTCGTGCAGGAACTCGCCGATGCGATGAAGCAGAACGCGACGGTGCTGCGCAAAAACGCGCTCGTGAAGGCGTTCGGCGCGGAAAGCGCGAAAGTCGGCGACAAGGATGTAACCAATCCCGCGTTTGAGTATGCGGAAAAGGTTACGCGGGACTTGTCCGGTGAGAAACTGAATCAGGCTATTACGGCACTTGCGGATGACAACATCATGAAGAACATCCGTGCTGGCATGGCGGATCAGGATTCGCCGTTCAACGTCATCGAGGAATCCACGAAGAAGAACGCGGATGTCAAATCTGGCCTACGGATCATGGATTATTAAGGAGAGTAGAACATGACAGTATATGTCGATAAAGAAAAGAATGACCATGTTCCTATCTATAACGGCTCTGGGGTGGCAATCGTTCGCAACCAGTTCGTTGTCATGAACGGCATATGCGGTGTCGCGGACCAGGATATCGCGGCGGGCGCGTATGGAACCGTTCATGTCGAAGAGGGAATCGAAATTCAGTCCGATGACCTTGTTACGGGAGAAAAAACGTTTGCGACGCTCGGCCAGAAAGTCTATTGGAAGGCTGCCGCTTCCGCGTTCTCCGACACGAAAACTGTTGGATACTACGAAGTCGGTATACTCACGAAAGTTCTTGCTTCCGGTGTCATCCGCTTCGAGAAATTCAGGTATCCTCAGCTCGTTCTTACGCTTGCCGGGCTCGCAGATGTTTCCATTTCGTCCCCGACTGATACCCAGGCCCTCAAGTATGAGGCTTCTTCCTCCCTCTGGAAGAACGCGACTGACGCCACCTAAGGAGTAATGACATGGTAAAGATTATAAATCAGGAAACGCTCGTCGAAGAGCGAGTCAAGAAACTGAACGCGACGAAGATCGACATCTTCAAAGGAAGCGCCAAGGATAACCTGAGTGCTCTCAAGGCCGAGTGCTTCGGAGAGTCGATGATCGTTCCCATGAAAAACAACTCATGGGTCGATTCGGCGGGGTATTTCAAACTCTGGGATGAAATTGGGCATATCAAGAAAAACGCGGCGAACGCTCCGTCTTCTTCAGAACTTGAAGCGTTGCTGGGCAAATATTTCATCGATATTACCCGAAGGCTTCAGGAAATGCCTGATCTCACGTCAAAAATCTGTACCGAGTTGACAAATCTCGATTTCCCGGAAGTCGTGACTCCCAAATATCTCTACCCCTATGTCGGGAAAATGGAAACCATGTATGGAAACAACGATTCCGTTCCGCTCATCGAACAGCGTCTCGGAAATACGGATTCCATAACGCTCGGTATCAAGGGAATCGGCTGGAAGGATAGCCCCAAGAACCTGCCTTTTAACTCGATCTTCGAGATGCAGAAAGTCAGCGACGCCGTGGCCCGCGCCGACGCCGATGCCCGCAATGCCGCTGTTATCGGCGCGATCGTTGCCTATGCGTTCAATACAGGAACAGGGACTCCAAAACATTATCAGGCTGCGGTTTCCACCGCTGGGCTGACTCTCGATGAGAAGACCTATGAGACCGTGATGAACGCCATCAAGAAACTGCGTGCGCTTCCCG